AGAAAACAAGTAAAGGTGGTTATGCAAATTACTCAACTAGTAACTGGGCACGCCGTGAATCTGCATTAACTGATGCAGAATTGGCAGCAATTGAAGCACATGGTTTGTTTGATTTGAAATCATTCTTACCAAAACAACCAACAGATGCAGAATTGCGTATCATCAAGGAAATGTTTGAGGCTTCAGTAGAAGGTCAACCATATGACTTAGAACGTTGGGGCAATTATTACAAGCCATATGGTCTTGAAGCTCCTGCAGGTTCAACCGCGGACACAACATCAGCAGCACCAACCGTGGCTGTACCCGCAAATCAACCCGTAGCAGAAGCATCAGCACCATGGGATGATGAACCACAAGCAGCAAGTCAACCAGTTGAAGTGCCAAAAGCAGCTCCAAGCAGTGATAAAGCAAACGACATTCTAGCAATGATTCGTGCTCGTCAAGGTAAAACTGCCTAATAGAAGAAAGGGGCTACGGCCCCTCCTAAGGAGTACACATGACACTACCAGACGAAAGATACCGTGCCCTAAAGCAAGGTAAAAAACTATTGGAGGAACTGTGTGACCCTGGCAAAACACCTAGGGTCCCGAGCATAGTTCGTGACCGTGCAAGAGGTGCATTACGCCATTTCCCGTCAGACTATGAAATTGACACAATGGCGAATGAACACCCTCATCTATTAGACAAACAATTAATTGGAGATAAAATTGGGAAAACCATTTGACATAAGTAAGTTCCGCAAGGACATTACAAAAAGCATTGAAGGATTAAGCATTGGATTTAACGACCCTACTGATTGGGTCAGTACAGGAAATTACGCTCTTAACTATCTTATTAGCGGTGACTTTAATAAAGGTGTACCCCTTGGTAAAGTTACTGTGTTCGCTGGCGAAAGTGGATCAGGCAAGAGTTATATCTGTTCTGGCAACTTGGTGCGTCACGCTCAGGAACAAGGTATTTTCGTTGTTCTAATTGATAGCGAGAACGCATTAGACGAACAGTGGTTGCATAATCTTGGCGTTGATACTGACGAATCAAAATTATTAAAATTGAATATGGCTATGATTGATGACGTAGCCAAGACAATCAGTAAATTTGTTACTGATTATAAAGCATTAGCAGAAGAAGATAGACCAAAGGTATTGTTTATCGTTGACAGTCTTGGTATGCTATTGACTCCCACAGACGTTAACCAGTTTGAAGCAGGTGATATGAAGGGTGACATGGGTCGTAAGCCTAAAGCACTTACCTCTCTTGTTCGCAACACCGTTAATATGTTTGGTAGTTTAGGTATTGGTTTAGTTGCAACTAATCACACATATGCAAGTCAAGATATGTTTGACCCTGATGATAAAATTAGCGGTGGTCAAGGTTTTATCTATGCAAGTAGTATCGTTGTTGCTATGAAAAAACTTAAACTAAAAGAAGACGAAGATGGTAACAAGGTTACTGATGTTCGTGGTATTCGTAGTGCATGTAAGATTATGAAAACTCGTTATGCAAAACCTTTCGAGGGTGTGCAAGTAAAGATTCCATATGACACAGGTATGAGTCCATACAGCGGTCTTGTTGACATGATTGAAAAGAATGAGTTACTAAAGAAAGAAGGTAACAGTCTTGTCTATACAACACTTGATGGTGAAGTCATTAAGAAATTTCGTAAAGCATGGGAAGCAAATACTGATGGCTGTTTAGATGTAGTTATGGCAGACTATCCATTAAGAATGGAAAAACAAAGCATAAGTAGTGTTGAAACAGAAGAAGGAGACACTACAGAATGAGTTTAAGTACTATTACGGAAGTTTGGGATGTATTGCGTGAGCACATTGATTTAAATGACCGCGCAGATGCAGCAGATGCGTTAGTTGTTTACTTGATTGAAAACAACTATTCAGTTGATGATATCCAAGATGAATTCAGTGACAAAGATATCACTAGAGCATTGAAGGGTTATGCTGAACAACACTTCCAAGAAGAAGATTACGAAGAATACGAAGACGACAACGAAGACGAAGATTGGAATTAAATGTCGAATTGGCTCACAAGAGTTAGTGCGGATATTTCAGCATTGCCAGATTTTGTAGATCATTACAACAATGAATTGCTTAGTGCAAAGAATGATGTAAAAATCTATGGAAATTTAGAGAAGAACATTTCTTCACTACCTGGCGTTACTGAACATCGTTTCAACCAATTACAAGAAGTTGAAGCAGTACTAAATCATTTAAACATCCAGCTTAGAAAGATTCGTAGGAAGCATTTTCAAAAGTATCTTGAGGCATACAATCGTGCATTAACCAGTCGTGATGCTGAAAAATATGCTGAGGGTGAACAAGAAGTAATTGACTATGAAACACTAATCAATGAAGTCGCATTATTGCGAAACAAATGGTTAGGTGTTATGAAGGGCCTAGATGCCAAGCAATGGCAAATGGGTCATATAGTTCGGTTACGGACAGCGGGAATGGAAGATATTTCTCTATAATCGGCAAACCTCGTATTGACAACAGTACGAGGTTTTTGCTATCATACAACATTGAAATCACGAATATAAAATGACAACATCAATATCTATGCCACAATTAACAGCAACACAAATGCAAGCAATGATGGGTTTGAGATCAGCACCCAATTTAACCTCAGTCGGTACTAACATCACACTTAATGGCAACAGTAATTTTGGTTTTAATAGCAACGTTGTAACAGGTCAAAATTGGTTAGATCCAATGAATATTGTATCCTCACCTAATATTAAAAAGTATGAGGTGGTTGAAACAACTGAAGATATTGTTGCATTAAGTACAACTGCACATAGAATATCAACTGAGCATAAAATTTATCATAAATTAACCGACCATGAATTGTTTGACCGAGTTACTCAACCTGACCGTGAATATGCACTCAAGGTAAAAGATTACTACAGCAAAAAAATAATGATGTGGAAATTGAAGGGCCCCGGTAAGCTATCACCATTCCGTGAAGACATGAATAAGCTGGTGCACAGTGATGGCAAAACATTCAAAGAATCAATGATCGGTATTGCATATTGGTTGCCCAAGTTTTATGAATACGACACTGAGATGGATCTAATTAAAACTCAACTGAATACAAATCAAGGATTTGAGAAACTAGACAAAGAGGGTAAGCCTAAAGTTTTAAAACTATCATGTGAGTTAACCCCTATCAGTAAGACATATAGAATTTCTAAGAGAAGCAAAAAAACTGAATATTGGTTTAAAGATTCAAATTTAGATGCAGGTGTAGTTGTCACAATAGAAGATAAGAACCAACTTCAACATCTATGGGACTACATGTATGACAATGAGAAGTCATTAAAAATCAAGGGTAGTTATGTAAGACGTAAACTTGATGATTTTGAATACTTTAATGTTACCAATTGGGAACTAGATAGAAGTTGACAATAAATCAGTTTGGGCATATAATAGACTCTTAATCACTTGAAAGGGCCTGTTATGTCTTATGATATTGATGAGTTTGTGAACACTAACAAATTTAATGTTGAGTTTGATGGCGAGTTGTTTGATTATGACGAGGACCTGATGACTCAAACTTTTGAAAAAGACATTAGTTTTGACACAATCAACGAGAATGCGTACCCAGTACTAGTGTACGAATTGAATACTAAAGCAGTAGCTTGGTACGACACTGAACAGTTTCTGGGCTATCAATCGTAAAACAATGTATGCCCAAACTTGACAATAAATCAGTTTGGGCATATAATACATTTATTGTTCAATGAAACGGAGATTGTATGTCAACATTCACACAGTACTTGATGGACTTCTATGGTCCCGACAGTGAACTCTACCCTGAGTTGGGTTTCAATGAACTACAGATTGAAATTGCTACAGCCATTTACAAAATGCGCCTTAATGCAAAGGGTGAAGAATTCGTAGGTGATTCAGTGGACCGTGAACGAGTCCGTGACATTGTATTAGAAGCACGACAATCCGTACTGCCCGAATTTGCTAAAGTTTAACATGATTAAATTTGTGATAAGCCGTGTTGGTCAAGAAGGATTTGACGACATGGTTAAAAAGTGGAACTGGCTTGAGAAAAACTTTGGCAAAGCCTGCTACGACCAAACAACATGGAGTTGGGAATGGTATGACTATTCAGGTTCCGAGGATTATGTAAACTTTGTGTTTCATAATGAAGCCATAGCAACATGGTTCAAAATACAATTCCCAGAATCACAAACAATCAAAGAATTTGAAATGGCTTGACAATAAATCGTTTTGGGCATATAATACATGTATTGATTGATTAAAGGAGTTGCACATGGGAACTATTTCAATAAACATGAAACAAATGTCTAAGTGGAATGTTACTTCGGACAATGTAAAGTATTTTGATATCATTCAAGTCAACAAAGGTAAATTTTTCACATTAGATTCTAGGACCATTCAAGAATTACTCAATGAATTTGGCATCTTTTATACCTTCAAAATTTGACAATAAATCATTTTGGGTGTATAATAGAATCTTAAACACAACACAGGAACACACATGACTAGCACAGTTCGCATCACTTCAGGTACATATCGTAATTCACCAGTTGACAATCAAGTTTTTACACTTGTCAAAGGCTATCAACTTGGTGCTAAAGGTGGTTTTGTTACTGTTAAGAATGAGGGTCAGTTCCCGGGTCGTTCTAGCGAATTGCGTATCAACATAGACAATCACGATTGTTTACAATTTGTGTCCGGTGATACACCAGTTGTTCAAGAAAAAGTTACTGAGACTGAAACAGAGGCAATGGATCGTATTGCATCACGATTCGCTGTATTAGATGAAATGTCTCGTGCCTGTATCGCAGGTGATATTCGTGCTATGATTGTAACAGGTCCTGCAGGTATCGGCAAGTCACACGGCGTGACTATGCAAATGGAAAAAGCAAGTATGTTTGACAAGATTGCAGGCAAACGCCCTCGTTTTGAAATTGTCAAAGGTGCAATGTCAGGCATCGGCTTGTTCGCAAAACTCTACAAATTCAGTGACAAGAAAAACGTTCTCGTGTTTGACGACTGTGACATTTGGGATGACCAGGATGCAGTTAACGTACTGAAAGGTGCGTTGGATAGTGGTAAGACTCGCCGCATCAGTTGGAACAAAGATAGTCGTTTATTGCGTGACGAAGGTGTGCCAAACACTTTCAACTTTGAAGGTTCAATCATCTTCATTACAAACAAGACTTTCGACAACAAGAAAGCAAGCAAGATGACACCTCACTTGGATGCACTGCAAAGTCGTAGTCACTTCTTGGACTTGACTGTTGATACCGAGCGTGACAAAATGTTGCGTATCAAGCAAGTTCACCGTGATGCTGATGGTGGT